ATAGCTAACCGTTGTGGTTGCGTCTTCCCTGTCAATAGATTCACGCAGTTTAAGATAGCAAAGCTCAAATCGTCCGCTGGGTGTGCGCTCATACTTCCAATCAAACACGTTTTCAGGCGTGAATAACGTCACATAAGGCCGAATATCTTGATCTAACTCTTCTGCGCGTGTCTTTGCATTGCTCTGCGGCTTATCGACCAAGATCCAGACATGACCATACACTGACGACCAGATCTGTGCTTGCTTCATGAAGCTGTTGAAGCTCATGCCATCGAGGTCAGCATCTTTAACAAATGACCCCAGCGCAGGGTTGTTAGTCAGGCCGTTAAAGTTGCGGACAGGTGGAACCCTCCACAGAAACGACGAATATATATGCACAATATTGCGACAGTGGTTATCAACAGGGGTCAATGCAACCCGTCTGCTGTATTCGTCTTTTGATTCGTTCAGATATGCGGTCAGGTATGACCCGTTCTGATAATCCTCGCCCCCCAAGTACGAGCGAAGGTATAACTCCCACCGTTGCTCATGGATATCGTAGTCGGGGTGCTGATATTCTAAAAATCGCATTAAGTCCACCTCGTAGGCTGTGGCGTTTCATGTTCCTTGCGAATGGGGAACATATATTCGATTAGGTATCCGAGTGCGTCATTCATGTGATCAAACCCGTCGTCCTTATTTGGCTGGCTGGTACCTTCTTTGTACGTTTGACGCTCCAAGCTGTTGATTACGTTCTTGCAGTTTGGCGTAACAAATAACCGCCGTTCTTGCTGACTAGATAGCAGTCGGCTGTTGACACTGTTTATCCTATCACGTATTGCCGGATGCTTACTGCGTACTTTAACCCGAAACCCTGCGTTTTGTAATATGTTTAGGTCTGTGCGGCTACCGGCTGAGGTCTTGCGCTGAGCTGATGCCGGGTCAGGATATATCGTGATCGCGTTTGTTCTATACCTCTGCCTGATCTCATCCACCATTTCATCGGTGTTTGATCCATACATCACGATCTCGTCTATCGCGTGCAACGTGCCGCCATTCCTAACGCAGACAACTGCCGACATAGGATCAACGTTGAAATCCATCCCTATATGTAATTCTTCGGCTGAGGCATTATACGCTTTGACTGACTGCTCACGGCTAAATGCGTAGTAGATAATGCCGCTGTAATTAACGAATCGAGCCTCATATTCTTGTTGAAATGTTCTTTCATCGAGATCGTTTTTGGCTGCTTTTATCTCGTCCGGGTCAACGTTGCCGCCGTCAATAGTCGTATACTGGAAGGCTTCCCATGATTCTTGACCGTCTACACCCCTCGTCCACAGATCATAGAAATGGTTTCTGCCTTTAGGGGTGCCTATGAATAATGCGCTTCCGCGTCTGTCAGATAGCGATGGTCGCAGAACCTCATGCCATGCTTCTGGCCGCATATCAGCAAACTCATCTAATACGCAAAAATCTAACGCTCGCCCTCGCAAATTGTCGGGCTTTTCTGCCCCCTTGAGGGCTATGCTTGAGCCATTACGCAAGTCGATGCTCAACGCCGTTTCGTTTTTCTTAGTCATGTAGCCGTCAGGTATCGCGTCAACCAGCATGTTCCACGCTATTTCCTTTGCGGCTTTGTACGTTGGAGCCACATACCAGCAGTTTTGGGATTTACTTTGCAACGCGTGTTTCAATAGCTCATAAGTCGATAAGAACGTTTTGCCAAAACGACGGCCCGCAACAACAACCCTAAAACGCGAGTCATTGAAGAAGATGTCATCTTGGGGTTTGGTCAGCTTCATCGGCTCTCTGTATTACGATTGGCTGTAAATCAACAGGCTCTGATTCTGGCTGATCCCGTTGTCCTAGCCAGTTCTTCCCTAGCCATACCAACATCGTCGTATTGCCATCCATTGCAGTCGTATATTGCTTCCGTCTTAGGCTCATTTTGCCAGTGCTGGCCTTTTGCTTGAAATACTCCGCAAAACTGACCTCATGCTCGCGCTTGCAGGCTCTGTTCAGGGTGTCGTAACTGATGCCAAGAATCGACGCTTGCTCTTCACCTGTGCAGTGAATAGCGCACATCTGATCGACTTGCTCCCAGTCTATCTCTATCAGTGGTCTAGCCATTTTCTAACTGACAAACGTCTGTTTAATTATTAGCTCCTCGTGCTCGTATTCCTGGCTTGCAAGCTCAAATTGGTTCATCGCTTTACGGCTGCTTCCCACCCCGCCAAGATCCGCCCATACGCTTGACCCAAACCCAATACAGCCAACGACATCATCAGCAGTATTAGCAACGTGAAGCAATATATGAGTACGATTAGGCACTTCAAGCACTTCCCAGACATTGGGGCCGAATCTTGGCGAATTTCTCCTGCCAAGTCGATAGTAGCCCTCTGGTATACAAGATATAAACGGTTGGTTATCTTTCCAAGGTTTCTCGATAGTCCAAAAAACATGTTCCCCATAAACGGCTTTCCCCAAAGTTCGATCTGGCAATAACGCAAATCTAGTTATTTCAATCATCGGTCAATTTCTCTTCAAAACAACGCAAGTATATCCCATTTTATAATTATTATGTTTATGTCAAACTTTTTGTTGACATTGATGATAGGATGCTTAAAATAGGTATCAAGAAAAACGGAGAAGAGAGATGACAGATTCAACTTACAAAATAGATCTAAATGTAGTCACTTTTGACGCATTTTGCGCCCTAAACGAACTAGACAAGTCTTTTGTTGGAACGCCTAATTATATGGGAGTTGCTTTTTTTTGGGGACAAGAAGTTAAACATTATCTACGGGATGCGTCTCAAGCGCAGCGCCGAAAGATTCACAAAAAATGGTTATTGGCAGGACTTGACTTGCACGGTGACAGTTACAAGCATCATGAAATTATTGGTCAAGTGATGCCAAAGTTCCGTCAAGAAATCAAAAAGATATTGGCACATTGGAGCTAGGATGGCTCATCATCACTCAGAAAATTTTGACTCACTGGTGCATGTCTTACAGATGTGGATTTGCACCCCCGAGAAACTTCGCAAAAACAGCTTTGACGAAACCGCCAAGCGCCTTGGAGAAAAATGGAAGGTTGAAGAGGTCGAGCTGGCTAAACAAGTTGCACTTTCAAACACTCAAAAGGGGTTTTTATGAATCGGCTTACTAAAATCGGTATTGGGCTAATTGTTTTTTTGCTTGTCTTGCTAGTGTCCAGCGAGGATTTTGAACACCAAACCATGATAGACGATGAATATACGTACAACGTCTGTTCTGGTTTTTGGCCTGATTACAAAGATCTTAAACCTGACTGCGAGGCTGGCGAATGAACGGGAAATGGAGCAAAGAGAATTTCGAGCAATTTGACCGCGAAAACCCAGAAATCTTTAAGACCTTCGCACACTTCGCATTAATCGCTACCCGCCACAGACGCTATTATTCGGCCAAGGCTGTTTTTCATCGGGTCAGATGGGAGACTATGGTTTCAGGCAAGGATGATTCTTATAAGATCGATGACGGCTGGATTAGTCATTACGCCAGAAAGTTTATGATCTGCTACCCCGAGCATGATGGGTTCTTTCAAACTCGCAGCCGCAGAGATAGTTACCACAACGTTTCACGTGAAACACTAGGAGAGAACAATGAAACCAACTAGGAATGAGCTTTTGTTAGCCTTACTCGCGCTCGTTAAAGTGCGGGAAACTTACGACAACCTTGATCCATGCGATGATATGGAGGTATTAGACGTTATTAGGCTGCTAGATCGATTACAGTCTGAGATGCCTAACTGACGTTATCGTCTAGGGCTGTTTCTCTTTCGATGAGGATCTCAATGTAATGCGCGGCTTTTCTGAGATCCTCTACCCCTCCCTTATCCCGCCACCTAGAAATATATTTCACCACTGCGTGCTCACATACGCCCAAATCATTGGCTAATGCGTATTCTAAGGGCTGAATCATCATTGTCTTGTAATGGCTACCCGAAACTTGACGATCCATTGCGCTCATACTAACTCCTGAATGTTTGCTTTTAACCTTCCTTGCTCCCCGTACAATTTGTGGAGTATTACGCAAGTCATACTTCGAGAACTGGCATAGCCAGCACCAGCGTGATAAGAATCCGCAGGCGCGAGAATATTCCAAGACTCGAACAAGGCTCCGGAATACTCTTCTTGATTCTTGTGATGGATGTGGCCTGTCCAAACAAAGGTATGATCTGACTCGCCCCATTGTTTCCTCAAATTACTAACGATTGACCCGTGAAGATTGGACATTTTAATCCGATCTCCATGATGGGTCACAATCAGATTTTTGCCCCATTGCCACCAAACGAACTTGGAAGCGTTGTCAAACACCTTGACCCTTGGATCTTCCTCGAAGTACAGGCGCATAACCTCATTCAGCCATAGGGCCGCATCTGGGTCATGGTTGCCTCGGACGTTCACAATCCACACTTGATTGTGCTTCTCAAGCATACGTAAAACGGTACGCTTTATGACGTTGCTGGCTGCGCGAATAGTCTTTGAGTATCTGCCGTCAGAGTCTAGTAGGTTTTTGGAACTAGGGGTTGAGCTAGTGCTGTCGTTGACGTGCATGAAGTCGCCAAGATTGACCAGTACGCCAACCTCTCCCGATGGCGCAGAGCCTACCAGCCGATCTATTGCGTTCTCCAAAAGCGTTTGACTGATCTTAACGTCGTAGTCGTCGCCCATCGTCTCGCTGTGGTGAGCAAGCATCCCAAGGTGATGATCCCCAATAATGTAGCTAACCATAAGATCGTTGTCAGTGCTTGTAGGCGCGTCTGTGGGAGTATGTATTCCTGTGACTTCATCTTTAAATCCATCAACAAATTCGGCTATGAGTTCTTCTAGTTTTACACGGTCAGGCTCTTGGATGTGCCATTGCAGCACTATCTCGTTGTCCATGTTGTAAGCAGTTGAGACCCGCTTGGTTGTAAATCCTGGCGCTACCTGTCTGTTGAGATTGTAATCAGGTGCGAATCCTTTGCGGCTTGCTCGCTTGTGTACCTTACCGACAACCTCAGAAATGCGTCTCGGCTCTTTGCCCAGTTGATTAGCGATCTCCGTCTGAGACATTCCGCTAATATGCATCTCGATTACTTGTGTCTGATAATCGGTGTTGCAATACTCTAAATGCTCGGGGACACTTTTACTCGTCATCTTCGTCTGACCAAACCATATGGGCGAAAACATTTGATGCGACTTGCAAGCGTCCAATAATGCTCGCAAGGCTATCCGGGTCTGTTGAAAATGTGCCGGGCATTTGTAAATCAAAGCCGTCTTGACGCTCGATTACAATAATTGCCCCACTTACATCTCCAGCCTCACACGCTTCTAAAAGATCGCGTAAAGTTTCGCGGACTTCTTCTGCATTTCGATCTAAGATTGAGACTTGGCCCATTCTTTGTTTTTCGCCTGATAAATCGAGAGCAAATCTTTAAGCTCATCGATGGTGTATTTCTTTGGATCTTGCGGCCCCTCAAGCCTCTCCACTGCCTCCAAACCTATTTTCTTGATTAAGTTTGGCCGATATTCTGCCAAATTGCCACTTTTGTGATTGTTGCAGACGCTGCATTGTTTGTGCGTGTTTTGCTCGTCAAATCTCAAAATTGCAGAATGACCTCCCACGCTCATATAGTGTCCAGCATGATATTGTCCTTGATGATGCCTCTGGCAGCTTATACATGGATCTTTATGATCCCTCTGACGTATGTGCTTGTTGAATTCGGTCTGTACTCTCTTGATCCAATAGCCCCGATCCTTTTCCCTTGCTTTTTTCTTTGCTTGCCTAATCTCTCGTTTGTTTAACCTCTGTGCCTCTGCCCTACCAAAGTCAACTAAGCACTCGACATTGTTGCAAGTCTTTTGAAAGGTGCTGAAAGTTGGCACAAATGGCTCTTTGCAGATCTTGCATCTTTTTGGCATCTATTTGTCCCAGTCTTTTGGATCTGTCAGCAAAAAACCAAGCTCTTCAAAGTGCTTTTTAACTTCTTCTAAAAATGCGCTCTTTTGTGCGACGTTCATCGCTGAGGTAACTGGATAAGCCTGAGGTTCTGACATCATTATCAACTTATCTTCATAAGACAGTTTTTTTAAAATTTTATCGTACTTTTGTCTGTACGCTAAACTGTCTCGCCGCATGATTGGCACGCCAAAGTGCAGCTTACAATAGGCTCTGTATTCCCACGCCTTTTGGTCCCCTTGCGCTTCTGCGTCTTTGTACCATTGATGTTGAGTGTTATTCTGTGCCGATGTCCGATCTTTGGTTGCTCTTTTGATAAGAACATCAATCGGGTATTCCAGCTCAGTATCTTGCAGCAATTTAAACAGGCTGTTTTTGCCAGAGCTATCTCTTAGTACCAGATGAATTTCTGACGCTAGTAATGGTCCAACGTTTGCTTGTGATGCTAACGCTCTCAGGCGCTCTCTCGTGAGATCAATAGGCTTCTTTCTCATCTAAGCCCCGCAAACATTTTTTTAGCTTCAGCAATTTGCTCGTCTGTTACCTCGTAAATCGACTTAACGCCGGTTATACAGATGTCTTGATGATACTGCGTAAAGGTAAAAGATCGGCAGACCTGACAAACCGTGGTGTCTCGGCTTGGCCTGTGCGCTGGCTCTAACTTTATCTCCTCTAGCATTTCCTTAAACTCACCCAAGGTAGGGGCAAACTTCTTAAACTTTTCAACAACCTTCAAAGTCGCTTTGTGAACTAACGCCTGATCGTAATGCTTTAAATATGACCACCACAGCTTCTTGGTCGAGGCTATGTCCTCGTCTGAGGTGTCATTTAAAAATGACGGGTAATTCAACCGCATGACCCCAAAAAGCTGATTTATATAGCTCTTGTCTAAATCCTCACCAATCTGTGCTGGTTGCGATCTTCGTTGCGCTGTGACGGCGTTGCTGACGGTTCTTCCGCTCGTATATTGTCTTCCATCCATTGCTGTTTGCCTCCTCGACTAATTCTTTGATGTCCTCTCCCTGCTTCGCTAACTTCTCGGCCTTGTTGGCAAGAGTCGCCAAAGCGCGAGCCGTATTCGTAGCTTTCAATCTGCTCCGAGTTTTAATGTACTCAGTAAGTAATGGGGTATCTACACCCAGCGCATTCATGCGCTTGAAAACGCTTTTTATTTTATCTGTATCTGTATCTGTATCTGTATCTGTATCTTGGGCCGTTACAGTAACATGCTTGTAACGTTTCTTTTCCGTTACATTGTTTTTAGGCTTTAGTTTTGCCCTGTATTTAGCAACTCGTTCCTTGCTGCTGTCAGATCTAAATTGTCTGTCATCCCAGCTAATCGGGCAGAAGTTTTCGTCGATTAGGTTTACAGCCAGCAAGCGACTTTTCAAATCATCCAGCTCTGCAAAAGACAATCCTAGC